GTACGATGGCGAAATTATTTCTTGGGTTCCGCTAGATCACATCACTCTTCCGCCAGAAGTTGCTAAGTTCCTTCTTCGCTCAAACGTAACCCCGATTACTATGAGTCCGCACGGCCAGCGACAGCTAGAAGAAAACGGAATAGATTCAATCTACATTCCGCACGCGATAGACACAAAAGTATTCAAGCCAACGCACGAATTCCAAGGCAAGCCAATTAGAGAATTCTTAGGCGTTCCGGAAGATGCGTTCTTGGTAACAATGGTGCAAGCTAATAAAGCCAACGGCATAGTTCATCGGAAGGCAATCGCCGAACAACTTCTAGCCTTCGGATTATTTAGGAAGCAGTTCCCTAATTCTTATCTTTACATTCACTCGGAGCCGTCTAAGGTTTATGGCGGATTCGACTTAAGCAGACTTCTAAAGGCGGTTGGACTAGATGATTCTTGCGTTCTTATCGCTGATAGTGACCAGCTACGCGTTGGGTATCCGCAAGAATTCCTAGCTGCCGTTTACACCGCTGCGGACGTTCTTCTAGCGTGTTCCTATGGCGAAGGTTTTGGCGTTCCCGTAGTGGAAGCGCAAGCTTGCGGAACTCGCGTGATAACTTCTGGCTTCGCGGCCACCGAAGACCTAGCAAACGACGATTCTTGGATAGTCGGCGGACAACCCTTCTGGGATGAGCCGCAAGGCGCGTTCTTCCAAATCCCATTCCTAGAGTCAATTATTGGCGCACTAAAGCTCGCCTATGAAGCCCCGCGTGGAGTCAATCAAACTTCCATTGACTTCGCCAAGCAATTCGACGTAGAAGAAGTTTGGAATAAGTATTGGCTTCCATTCTGGAAGGAACGCCTTGCTTAGTAACCTAATTGTTCCGGTGCTAAATCGCTACGATCTGCTAAACCGAATGATTGCCAGCATTGACCACCCCGTAGATAACTTGGTAATAATCGACAACGGCGCAGACCTTCGCCACCCTAAAGATGAAGGCCCAAGATGCGATAATCCGCTAGTTGAGCATTTTCGGGTAATCGACATCCCTAACAATTTAGGCATAGCCCCTAGCTGGAACTTGGGCGTAAAGCTATTCCCGTTCGATAAAATCTTTTACTTCACTTCTAACGATTGTGTCTTCGCACCTGGAACACTTGCGAAATTAGAAGAACAATCTTCAAGGGATAAAGTCACCATTTCGGAACTATGGCCCCATTGGCAGCTATTTAGCGTAGGCGATAAAGTCTTCGAAGATTGCGGACTATTTGACGAAGCCATTTTCCCTATGAACTTCGAAGACGACGAATTTGAATGGCGTGTAACGGAAAAGGGCTTCAGGGTGGAAAAGGTGGATTTACCTATGGTTCACGATGGCCAAATGACTTTTAAAAGCAACCAGCATTACGCCACTCGAAACCAAACAACCTACGAAGCCAATGGGCTTTACTTTAGAACAAAGAAATTCGAGCGCCGCCTAAACGCCGGCGAATGGTCGCTAAAGATTAGAAGGGTGAATGACTGGTGAAGGTTTTCATAACTGGAATGGCTGGCTTCTTGGGATCGCACCTAGCCGATAAGTTCCTAGACGAAGGGCATCAGGTTATCGGAGTAGACTCGCTAATTGGCGGATACCCCGACAACGTTCCAGATGGAGCTAGGTTCTTCGTTCGCGACCTAGTGACCGATTCGGTTCTTGACTTGCTCGACGGCGTAGACCTAGTCATTCACGCGGCTTGCACGCCTTACGAAGGGCTAAGCGTTTTCTCCCCTGCCCTAGTGGTCGGCAATACCACGCAAGCAACGACCGAACTACTAAGCCAATCTATTCAGGCGAAGGTAAATAAATTTGTCTATTTATCTTCTATGGCTCGCTACGGCACTATTCCCACGCCCTACACCGAAGACCAAGAACCGCGCCCGCAAGATCCTTACGGCATTGCCAAGCTCGCCAGCGAACGCCTAGTAGAAAACCTATGCGATACGCACGGTATCGAATGGGTGGTATTGGTTCCCCATAACATTATTGGCCCACGCCAGAAGTACGACGACCCATTCCGCAACGTAGCTTCGATTATGACCAACCGCCTACTTCAAGGCCAGCCGCCAATAATCTACGGCGACGGCAACCAAACCCGATGCTTCAGCTTTATCAGCGACGTAGTAGAACCGCTTTACGTGGCTTGCCAATCACCCGAAGCCGTTGGCAAGGTAATAAACATTGGGCCAGACGAAGAAGCCGTAACTATAAACGAATTAGCCGAAAGACTTCAGAAGATTATCGGCACGGATTTAGAACCCGTCTACACCGGCGGCCGTCCGCAGGAAGTCAAAATAGCCCTATGTTCTAGCGACCGCGCCCGGCAGCTTTTGGGCTACCAGACTTTGACTACCTTAGACCAAGGGCTTACCGAGCTAGTGGACTGGATTCGCGAACGAGGAACAAAAGAATTCGAATACCACTTGCCTATCGAAATCCAATCCGAACGCCTACCCGCTACCTGGGCTAAGCGTTGGTTCTAGCGGTAGACTATAACTATGGCGATTACTAACGGTTACTGCACTCTAAGCGAAATAAAAGCCGCTTCCAGAATTACGGATAACGTAGACGATGCGCTTTTAGAACTAAGCGTCGAGTCGGCTTCGCGCCAGATTGACCGCGCTTGCGATCGTATCTTCTACAACGCTGGAACGGCTACTAGGGTATTCCTTCCCACCGACCCTTACCTAACTGAAATTGACGACCTTATTTCGGTTACCACTATCAAGACTTCAACTTCGGCAGACGGAAACTTCGACGTTACTTGGACTTCCGGCGACTACGAACTAAACCCGCTAAATGGAATAAACAGCGGAGCCTATTGGCCTTATACCGACATCAAGGCAGTAGGCGATTACCTATTCCCAATCTGGACAGCTAATACAACCAATAGCAATCAAGCAACCGTTCAAGTAACCGGAGCTTGGGGCTGGTCGTCGGTTCCTATCGACATAAAGCAAGCAACCATTCTTCTAGCAATGCGCCAGTTCAAGCGTTACGATTCCCCGCTTGGAGTCGCTGGCTTCGGCGACATTGGAGCTATTCGAGTCGGCAGAATTGACCCAGACGTAGACGCGCTAATTCAACCGTTCAAGAAGATAAGTGCTGCCTAATGGCCGTAACAATTACAGAAATCAGGGATGGGCTTCAGACGCGCCTTGCGACGATTACAGGGCTTCGCACGGCTTCAGAGTTGCCAGATAACCCTAACCCGCCTATCGCCGTCGTAGCGCCGAATACCGTGTCTTACGATACCGCTTTCCAGGGTGGGCTAACTACTTATTCTTTCGTAATAACCGTAATCGTTTCGCGAGTTGCGGAAAGGCAAGCGCAAGCTCGACTAGATGCCTATTCTTCGACTTCTGGAACGGCTTCAATAAAGGAAGCAATCGAAGGCGATCGGACTCTAGGCGGCAAGGTTGCCGACGTTAGAGTTACCGAAATGAGCAACGTTGGTGCGGTATTATTAGGAGAGGCAACTTACATCGCCGCTAATTTCGCGGTAACCGTTTATGCAGAATAAAGGAGAAACACGTGGCCAAGTTCGTAGCAACTGACTACAACGTAACTATCAACGGCACTAGCTTCAGTTCAAGCTTGGCAGCCGTGACCCTAGACATTACCGCCGAGGAGCAGGAAACAACCGCGTTCGGTAACGATTACAGAACCCGCATTGGCGGACTAAAAGACGGCAGCATTAGCCTCGACTTCCACCAGGACTTCGGCGCTGGCGCAGTAGACGCGGTTCTATTCCCACTATTGGGAACGCAAGCTACCGTGGTAATCAAGCCAACCAGCGGAGCCGTTTCGGCAACTAACCCGTCTTATACAGCACTAGCCTTAGTGACTCAGTACCAGCCGTTCGCAAGCAACGTAGGCGAGCTGGCCACGCTTTCCGTGACTTGGCCTACTAGCGGATCGGTAACTCGCGCAACCGCATAAGGATAGAAATGCAAATCAACCTACTAATCAAATACGCCGACAAAACCGAAAAGCAGGTAACCGCAACCGCGGCAGACCTTCTAGCTTTTGAAGCTCACTTCGACCTAAGCGTTGCCAAGCTGGAAAAGGAAGTTCGTCTAACGCACCTTCTTTTCCTAGCTTGGAACGTTGAAAAGCGCACCAAGGCAACCGACCTAGATTTCGAACCTTGGGTAGAAACCGTCGATGGCATAGAGGCTAAAGAAGCAAAAAAATAAAAGCGCTAGGAGATTCGTCTTTCCATTGGACGATTGCACTTCTAGCCTACGAATACAAAATTAGCCCACGCGAACTAGAGCAACTTAGTCCGCGAATGATATGGACGATGGGGCGAGTCTTAGACGCAGTAAATAATAAACACCGTCGGCGGTAGAATTGACTTGATAGGAGCCGCCCGATGATTGGTATAGAGCGCGTAGACGCGAAAGACGTTCAACGGGTAGTTCGAGCCATAAAGCTATTCGACCCAGAAATTCTAAAGATTCTTCGCGCAGATCTAAAAACCAAGCTTGGCCCTATCGCTAACCAAATAGCCGACGCAGTTCCCGACAATCCAATTCTTAGCGGCTTCGCAAACAACGGCCGAACTGGTTGGGGGCCAGT